TCGATGCCGCCAGTCTCATCCGTGCCGCCAGACCATGCGTCGGCATTGGCAGCCGTCCACGCCTTGCGATTGGCCACATCGACGAAGAGGTAAGGTCGCGAGGCGTCACGCTGGCCGCCCCACATGAGGTTCGTGCCGCTCACCGGATCGGCGATGGTAACGCCAGTGGCGGCACCGAAGCGCAATACCAGCGTGGTGATCGGCGCGTCCGACAGCCAGCCGTCCGGCAGGATGTCGAAAAGCATGGACGGCGAAGCATTCGGCAACCCAGTCCAGCGAGTCCAATAGCCTTTACCGCTCGGCTTGGAGACCCCGCCCGGCAGGAGCCTGCCGCCCGAAGCGGACAACGTTGCCTCCTGCCACTGCACGCCACGCCAAAACACATCCGGCAGCTGGAATACGGCGGTCGCTGCCCTGTGGTCATCCCACGGAATCTCGTCACCGTCCGGCTGGCATGACGTGCATACCGCGCTAGCGGTCATGCTCCGCGTCAAGCCGGAGAACGTGTCACGCTCCACACGCGTCAGCGACGAGGCCAAGCGACACAAGCGGTAGAAGCGGTGCATCAGAGTATCCGCATCAGGCCCGTCCGTGATGAATTTGAGCGTGATTTCCGGCGCGTCGAAAGCCACCGGGCCAGCCGGAAGCATCACACCACTCCTGCCATTCACACTGACGGAATTGATGCGCGGGCTGATGCTCGTGAAATGGGTGGTGCCGACGATCAAACTCGAATGCTCACCAGTCAGCTGCTGACCATTGATGAGATAATCCGCGAGAATCATTGCACCACCATTTCCGCTTGTGTGTCACCATTGCGGCATTGCCGCCGTCTGCAATCTTTGCTGCGTGCTAATGCTCGTTGGAGCGATCGCGGGGTAATTAAACGTCTGCGTCACATACGTAGCACCGGCACCGCCATTGCTGACATTCGCCCGACCAGACTTCGACGCATCCACATCGAAACCGCCATTGATCTGAGCATTCATGCCATTGACCGTGCGCTGCACGTCTTTCCAGCCAGCCTTGAGGCTCTTATCAAAGCCCTGCATGATCGCTTGACCAGCAGGCTTCAACATGACCTTGTCATAGCTGAGCGGACCCTTATGCTGGACAATCCAGTCACCGATACCGCTCACAAAGCTCTTCACTTTTCCGAAAGCCGCCTTCAGACCATCAAGCAGACCATTGATGATGCTCGCGCCAGCGTTCCACAGCCACGTGCCGGCACCGGCGAACACGCCCATGATGGCACTGCCGACGCCGCCCAAAAATCCGAGCACGCCCTGCACGACACCATGCACGATCTGACTGAAACCGTTCCACGCCTGCTGCCAATTGCCGTGAATCAGGCCGGTCACCAGATTGATGACACCCTGAATGACATTGACGATGCCATTGACCACCATCGCGATGCCATTGATGACCCCCTGAATGAATGGCAGCATCGCTTGGATGGTCGGCAGCAATGTCGAGTTAATGAAGCCGACAATCGCGGAAATGATGGTGGACACCAAAGGCGCGAGAGCCTGAATCACCGGCATGAGCGCCTGAATCACAGCCATGACCTCATTGATCATGGTAATGACGATCGGCTGGATGCCTTGGATGGCCGGAGTGATCGCCGTGATCACGGAGGTCACCACGGTCAGAACGCCCTGGATCACCGGCACCAAAACGCCCACCAAGGTGGAGATTATCGGCGTCAGCAGCGGGATTATCTGACCGATCACATTCGTGATCACCGGCATCACGGCTGCCGTCAATTGGCCCAAGGCCGTCATGAGCGCCTGAATCGACGGCTGCAGCATCTGGAATGCCTGCTGCAGGCTGGCTAAAACGTTTTTCAGCATCTCGCCGAATTCGCTGCGCAATTGCGGGCTCGTGGCGATCAATCCTGCCAGAGCGCCAATCACCAGCGTGATAGGACCGCCAAGACCGGACAGCACGCCGCCAAACTTAGACAGCAGGCCGCCAATCACCGGCACTCCACTCAAGCCGCTCAAAGCGCCACCAAGACCAGCCGCGCCAAGCAAGCCGGTCACTGCGGCGATGGGACCGGACAACGAGCCAAGGCTATTCGACAGGCCGCTGAAATCAATCTTGCCGATCTTGTCAGCGACAGCACCGAACACCTTTTCCAAGGGTGGACCGATCTTCTCGGCCAGCGACGCCACCTTATCAAACAACGCTGTGATGAGCGGTTCGACGGCCTGCACCATCTTGATGACCGCGCCGCCGACACCACCGAAAGCCGCGATGAGATCATTGCCGACAGAAGTCTTCAACCCGGCGATCTCATGCTGCAGTATCGTCATCTTGCCCTGCGGGGTCTGCGCCAAGGCCTTGTTGATGCCGCCGAAGTTGGCTTCCAGCACCTGCGCGGCCATGGCGGCCTTCTCGGACGCACTGCCCTCCTGCAGGACTTTCTTCTGCGCGTCGGTCATGGTCACGCCATACTTCGACAATGCCGTGGCGCTGCCGGTCATGACCTTGCCGAGCAGGTTTGCTATCTGCACGCCATCCTGCGCCGTGGCGTTGTATCCCTTGTTGTTGGCGATCATGTCGGCCAGCGCGGGCGTCAACGTCTTGACCTGATCGGCAGTCAGCGCGAAGGTGCCGAGCTGCGCCTGAGCGGCCTTGAGAGTGCCGGCGGACACGACGCCGGTCTGTCCAAGCGTCTTGTTCAACCCGAGCAGTGACTTCTGCTCTTCGTCCGCCCAATTGTTGTTCTTGGCGACCTGCTGGAATTTCGCGGTCACCTCTTCGGCCTTGAGCGCCGCATCGACGGACTGGCGTCCGAAGTTGACGAGGTATGCGGCAGCTGCGGTGGCCGCGCCGGACACGACGGTGGCCATGCCCTTCGCTGCATTGCCGATACCACTCACGGCCTTCGAAGCGAAACCGGAAGCCTTGCTCAACCCCGAATGCAACGCGTTACCGGCCTTCGCGGCAGCATTACGCGCACCCTCCGGCAAAGCATTCCAAGCAGCCGAAAACTTCTCCTTGATGTTGGACGTGACCGCGCCAGCCGTCGAACTGATATTCCGCACTGCGGCATTCACGCCTGGAATCTTGCCGACGATCTGCTGTGCCGCCGACGTGAAGCCGGACGCCAGACGGATGAAAGCGTTCTTGGACTTGTCCGACTCTGCGGCCAATTGCGTTTCGAGGTCCTTGAGACGTCCCTGCGCCGTTTTGAGGTTGTCGGACGCCGCCTTGAGGTTGTCAGCCGCCGCCTTCTGCCGAATCTGCGCCTGCTCAAGTTTGATGGCCGCAGCCTGAGCTTGTGTGCTGTCCGCTCCATATTTCTGTGTGGCCGCGTTCAGCTTCTCCTGCGCGGCCTGCACCTGCACGCCGGCAGCCTTGAATTTCAGCAGCGCGTCAGTATTCTTCTGCGACGCCTGCGCCACATCCTTCTTAAAGGACTGCAAGGCTTGCGCGTCAAGCTCCTTCGCGCCGCTTTTGAAACCATCACCGAAGGCACTGCCCAGCTTCGACCCTTGCTTGCCAGCGTCGAAGCCCTTGCCAAAGGCCGTCTTCATGTCGCCGACGGCTTTGCCGGTTTCTTTCGCAACGTTCTGGCGGAAGCCCTTCATCTGCGGGAAAATGCTCACATGCGCGGAACCCAGCTCGCTACCGCCAGCCATGACAGCCTCCTCTATTCACTTGTCTTTTTGAATCCGAAGATGCTGCTCATCGACTCCAAAGCCGTCCGACGCTCCTCATCGGTCACTTCGACGTGCTTTCCACCAGCTCTTTCAGGCGCGAGGTCACCAAGAATCGACGTGCCACCAGCCTGAATCGCGGTGATGATGGCCGTCGCATCCATCGGCAGCACCATATGCACGGCAGACATGCCGCAATACGTCGACGGATCAGCCGAAAGGCTCTCCCACAAGGCGATCGCGTCCGCGAAACGGAGTCTGCCGCCCAAGTCGGCCTGCAGACTCCATCCACGCGCCGCGAAATCAGCCCTTATTCGGTCGCCGTCTTCCCCTCGGAGGAGCTGGCAGAAGCCGACGATTTTCCCAAATCAGCGCCCTGCACCTTGGCAATGATTTCGCCATAAGCGTTGAGAATGTTCATCGGCACCATGACCGGCTCCTTCGCCAGCTCCTTGGCCGCCTCCTCACCAGCGAAAGCAGTCAGCATGTCCTTCAACGTCTGAATCTGCTCAACATCCGACTTAACGTCGGACAGCTTCACGAAATCATCAATCGACAGCGCCAAGGGCAGCTTGTAAATGTGGCCATGCGGTGCCAAAAACCATACGGAGCCGTCCTTGATGAGATGCTTCACGTCCATCTGCGTGGCGACAGCCTCAAGAGCCTTGTCCTCATCCTCCTGAGTCCATGCGTCGAAGTCGGCGGCGGAGGGCATCACATTCTTGGTCATTTCTTCCTTCTTTCAAACGACTGTAAAAATTCCTTTACATTCATGAATGAAGAGGAAGAATCCCAGCACATGCGAAGAAAGGAAGAAAGAAACACATGCTAGGAAGAATCAATGTCAGTCGGCGACCGGCTGAGACTCGGAATCATCAGCCTGATGATCGCTGGTATGAGAACCGGACGAAACAGTCGGAGTCACGAAGGACTCCAAATACTTGCTGTTGCCGGAATCGCAGGCGTCATCCTGAATCCATTCGATGGTCCAGGCGTCGCCGGTGTTCTTGCCTGCGGTCTCCTCCCCAGGCTCATTGCCGGTCAGATTCACGACACCCAGACGGCGGCGGTGCGTGCCGTTTTTGAAAACGGTCTCCTTGTAGCAGAACCACTTGCCGTCCTGAATGATATCGGTCACGTGGTAGACGCCATTGGTGTCCGGCGTTCCGATGGTCATCTGGCGCGTGATGCTGTTATCCTCGGCCACGGTGAACTGTTCGGTCAGCGAAGCCTTGCCATTAATGCTGTAGCCGGGCTGATGGAACTTGATCGCATCATCGGCATCACGATTGTCCTGCGGTGCGCCATCCTCGGTGATAAGGCCGACGAAACCGCCTTTGCTGAAAATAGTGTCCAAGCTGGTCTTCACGTCGGCCACGGTCGGCGCGATGAGAGCAGCGTTCAGCGTCTTAGACGCGTCGTAGGGCGCAAAACGGTAGGCGCTTGTAACCACGACCTTCGCGGCGCTAAGGTCATTGCCAGCTGAATCAGCAGCCATATCTTGTCCTTTCAAACAAAAAAAGCGCTGAAACACAACGTTTCAACGCCTTGAAAATTCAGAAAAACTTAAATTATTGGAATGCACCAATAGTGGAGAATTCGAGAGTCAGATAGCATCTGGCGATATTCGCGTCCTCGGCCACGAAATACGGGCCATTGCACCCGTCCTCTTCGATTGCCGCGATCGGAGAACCGTCAAGCGAGCAAATATCAGGGTCGGTGAGCAAACCGTAGATTCTGGACGCCAAGTCACGGCATGGTTTCGGAGCGGCACGAGCCCCGTAGCGCACGGTCACGCCGACGCTCCGGTCGAAGAGCACGCGATTCGACTGCGATCCGCCATCGTCACGCACCACGACGAGCGGCCGTGAGCCGTCGTAATCGTCCGGCTCGCGATTCGAAACGATGATCGTCGGGAAAGACGGCTTAAGCCTGGCACGTAGAAAAGAGCAGATCCACAATTCAATGTCTGGCGGCAAGACCATGGTCATGTTTTGCCTGCCTTCAACGCCTTGCGGAGATTGCCCGTCTTCGATTCCACGAGCAGGGTCTTCTTGTCGGTGCCGACCACCATGCATGTGGTTCGATGCGCGTGCTTGACCTCCTTGATCTGGAGGCCATCGCGATACGCGCCGGTGTCCGCCGGAGCATGTGCTTTTGCATATTCGAGCGTCTTCTCGGCGGCACGACGTGTCATGGCCTTGACGCCAGCCGAATTTAAAATCTCGTCAAAATATTTGTCGTTGAATTTGACCATCACTCCCAAAAGCCGTCACCCCCTGTATTCGGATAGTGGAATCTCGATCGTCGGCTGCCACGACGTGAAAGCATTCGCGTCACGACTCGGATAGCCGCTGACCTCCCAACATCGCCCGTCATCCGGCAACGCCTGAATCCTGTCACCCGGCATGATGTCCAAGGACGGGTCAGGAGACGTGAGGTAAGCCATGCTCGTGGTCTGCTCGCGCAGACCGTCGGGCGTGCGCGTGCTGCTGGAGCTGGCGAGAGAGCCAGTGAAATCCAAAGTTTCCGGATTAGACCAGTCCTCGCCAGCCTGCTCGCCGGAATACGGGTCATCGACCTTCCTCGCACGCAGTCGCCGCCATTTGGTCGCGCCCGGCATGCTGAAGGACGAGCCATGGCCGAGATAATCCAACGCGGAAGTCACGGCTTCACCCCCCACGACAAGCGGTAAGGCTGCAGCGTGCGCTTCTCGGAATCGAAAAGCGCCACGTTAGGCACGCCACCATCGGAACCTGACCGGTAGGTGACGCTTGAGCCATTCGTGGATTGGGAGGATACCGTGCCGGGCACCTGCATCACACGAGACGCGATGTCCAGCAGGATCATCTGCACTTCCGGCACGTCCTCCAAATCCCAGCCATCAGTGATGGTCGCTTCCACACTCCCCGGCAGATCGGGGAAGGTGGCGCCATTGACCAGCACAAGGCTCCCAGCCTCGCTGAAACGCGCGTCCTGCACGTGCTCCACGCCATCAAGCTTCAGGCTCGAAAGCGCGGTCACATGCTTGGATGGCAAGAGAAGCGAGTCACCGCCATGGCCATCCAAGCGAATCGTGCGGGTGACGGAAGGCGCGACATGCCAGCCGCAATGCTTGCGAATCGCAGCCTGAGCGGCCCTCATCTTGAAACCGGCATCGACTTGGAAAGAGTCGGCGCTTGGAATCAGATCACCAATCACGGCAGTCATGCCGCACCCCCAATCACTTACTTGGCTGCCATCAGGCCAGCGGCCACCAGGGAATCGATAAGCGCATCGAATTCCTGTTTGGTCGGCGCGGTAGAAGCTGCCTTTGGCACATTCTTCGCCACCGGAAGAGAGACGGCACCGCCGATAGTGATCGGCTTGCCCTTGGCGTCAAGCGCCACAAGCTCCGCCACGTCCTGCGTCTTGTCGACGTTCGCCGCTTTCGGAGTGGCGAAGCGCACGTACTTCTGCGTCATGATCAGGCCGCCTTACCGAGAGTGACCTTCACGAAGGCCTTCGGATACTTGACTTGCAGGCCCAGACGCTCGGAGACGCGGCACTTCTGCTTGAAGTGCAGGAAATCGTCAGTGTCGGAGTCGGTCATCTTCACGACCAGACCACCCTTGCGCAGCACCTTGGCGCTCTTGAAGGCACCGACCAGCGCGGTGCCTTCGGTGATGGCGGCGGTGGCCACGGTCGGGATGTTCCACAGCTTGGCCCCATCGGTCAGGTTGAGGTAGTTGCCGTTCGCATCCTTGGCGATGGTCAGCTTCCAGAAGTCAAGCGGATTCATCACGTAGGCGTCGGCTTGGAAGTTGGTGGTGGTGGTGATCTGCAGGGCGGCCTTGGACAGGCGGTCGGCGTCGGACAGTTCATCCTTATTCATCGTCTGAATTTCACGGTTGAACAGGCCGGTCAGATTGTTTTCACTGCCATTGCCGGACAGCAGCTGCGTCTCCTCCTGCAGCTTCAGGTCATACTGCGCGGCGTCGTTGATTTCGCCGATGACCCAGGACAGATCATCCATCATGTCCTCGCTGATGCCGAAGAAGCTGGCCACCTTGCCGATCTTGTCCTGCTTCCAGGTCGGGTCCTTCCAATGGACCTGCGGGGCTGCGCCGGTCTCCTCGACCATCTTGGCGTTGCCTTCCAGCTCATCGAAAACCGGGTACTGCAGGACGGTGCCGGTGATGGCGCCGGTAGAGAACAGGTCGGCCACGACCAGCGGACGATGATACGGGCGAGCAGGCTCGGTATCGGTCTGGGTCAGATACGGCGTGTAACCGGCAGACGGCGCGCCCTCGACATTGGTGTCGGTGTTCGCCTTGCACTCGACCTCGTAGCCATGAGCGATGGCGGACTTCACGTCAAGGCCTGCCGTCTGCATGGACTGGACGTAATATTCGCCGACGCTCTTGGCATGGATGGCATCGGAGCCACCGACATGCCGCACACCAGACTTGGCGTTGAGCTGGCCGATCTGCGTGAGCAGATCATCGGCCTGCTTCATACCGTCCATCTGACGGTCGATGCCCTCGACCTCAGCCAGCGCGGTCTTCACGAATGCGATGGTGTCGCCATCCGCCTTGCCGGCGGCCAGCAGACCCTGCTTCTCCTCGAGCTGCTTGACAAGCGCGGCTCGCTTTTCCTTGAGAGATGCCATTACGGTCACTCTCCTTTCCGCCCAACTTGGGCAATCTTTATTGCGAGTTGCAACGCTTCCGCTTCGGAAAAACCGTCCGGCTCCTCGGACTTGGCCCCTTCAGGCTCCTCGTTCTTGGCTGCACCGGCATCCGATGCCTTCGCATCGTCACTCTGGTCATTGTCATTGTTGTTGTCGGACTGAGTGGTGTTCTCAGCCACGAAATCCTTGAGCTTCTTCGCCTGACCTGTCAGGTCATCGGCGATCTGCGAGAGAATGTCTAGATTCTTCTGTGAGAGGGGGCGTCCGGTCTTCAACCGGCTCAGCGCGTCCTTCACGTCCACGATGCCGGTATCCTGATTCGCCCCGATCGGCACGAAGGACGCCTCATACACCTTCAATTCGCGCAGTTCGTTCGCTTTGGTGCCATCATCAAGCTCAACCTCGCCCTCGTCCACCACGTCGAACGCGAAGGACAGTTGACTCAGACGCTTTTCCTTGATCAAGTGGTAGACCTGCGCAGCCTTCGGAGAGTCCATGTCGAAATGGCCTTTAATCCACCAGCCGTGATCGTCCTCGCCCATCGAATCGACGCCGCCGATGTTGTAATCGGGGTCATCCATACGATGCCCATACAACACCGGCAGCGTGTTGCCGCTGTCCTGCCATGCCTTGATCGTCTTGCTGAACGCGCCGTTCGCCACCACTTCACCGTAGCAGTCGGGTTCGCGGGTGAAAGTGGAAGGGTAGGCGATGAATTCGCCGTCCTTGAGCGCCGAGTCCTCGCCGTCGGCCTTGAATCGGCAATCGAAATCCTTAAAGTGCATCATGCACCTCCTTGAAATGCGTTCGCATGTCCTCTGTCTCCTGCAATGCCCTCACACCGGCATCGAACTGCCCCAAACCGGCCTTGATGGTCAGGTCGGCCTGCAGTTCGTTCTGCCATTTGAGCCATTTGATGTCATCGACGCCCATACCGGCGCCGAAACGTGATCTGACGCTCTTCTCCAAGCGGTCGCGCCAAGCATTGACGATTGCCGCTGTTTTCTCGCCGTCGTCCGATTCAATGGCCGAACCGTCGGCTGGACGCGACGGGTCACCGCCATCCTGCGGGCTTGACTGGCCGCCCTTGGTGACATTGAGCGGCACAACCAGTTCGTCACCGCCATCGACGCGCGGCAGATTCTGACTGGCGCGCGCCTCGTTAGGCGTAATCCACGGAGCTCCCACCGAAGTGCTCATCACACTGGCCTGCTCCTCGAAATCGCCGGAAAGCTTGCTGCGGATGTCGAATTCGATGTAATTCGCGTCCGGCGCACCGACCTTCGGAGCGAGGAAAGTGTTTATCCTGTCCTCGATCATGCGCATGGTCGGACCAAGCGTCTCGGAATACAGCATCTTGCGGAATTCCTTGGTATTCGAGAAATTCGCGTTATCAAGGATGCCGACCATGACCGGCGAGACGTGGTAGACGCTTGCGACGGTGGACAGCGAAAGCTTCGTGACCTCGCTGAATTCCTCCTCGCGAGCATTGAAGCCCAAACGCTTCAACTCCATGCCATCCTCAAGCAATGGCGTGGCACCGGCCTGCGCTCCCCTGTCGGTGAATTCCTTCCAACCGCGCAGGAAACGCTCACGGTCGGCGTCATCCCATTCCGGCGCATCCTTCGGACGCACCAGCACGCTGCCGATACGGCCGCCGCGCTTCCACACCTGAGTGCGATACGACCATGCCTGAATCTGCTCGTTGATAATGTCCTTCAAGGCCCTCACGGGAGTAACGCCCTGCGTCGGGTCATCAGGGTTCCACCCGTGGAACACAAGCATGTCATCGGCCGGCACATCATAGTATGACGTGCCCAAATTAGGATAAACGCGATAATAGGCCGGCTGGAACACACTGCCATCACGCTTCGCCTGCACCCAGCATGGCGGAATCGGCTGAATCTGCCAGCTACCGAACTTGTCGGCATCACGATCAGGTGTCTGCATGACAACCCAGTAAGCGTTATCGTAAAGCGCCAAGTCAGCCACAAGCTGACGCATCAACTCATAGCCCGTCATCGTGCCGTTCGGCTGCTTCAGCAGATTTATCAGCACATCATCGGTCACACGCTGCCTGTCCGTGTCGCTGACACGCTCGAATTCCTTCAAACCGACCTGAGCGACATTCCGCGCCAGAAAAGTAATCACGGTACGCAAATGCGGCTGCGTCTTGAAAAGCTCGGCCTCCGTCTGACCCTGAATCACGGCCATCTGGTCAGACAAATCAAAGGAAATGCTGTAGCGCGGCTGGAAAACGTTCCTCAAGGCGCTCCAAAGGCCCATAAGGCACCTCCAATCGCTTCAAAAAATCAAAGAATCATCAATCCATGCCCCGAATAGGCGGAAGCCTTAGCCGGTTCGACATCCACAGCCTGCATGGTCTCCAGCGCGTACAATGCCTGCGATTCGGCAACCAATCCGGAAATCTGCAATGCTGATTTCGTCCTGTCCCACACCTCGACCTCGCCAAGACGCCGGGACACGGCCACACTCACCTGCTGTTCGATGGCGGGCTGGGGGAGATGGCGGAGTTTGTTTTCCTTCACTCGGTCACGGAAACGGCCGGTTGCGGCTCCCATGCGAAAGCCCTCGATGAGATGCACCGTCCAACCGGCCTCCGCGAGCGGGTCGGCGAAGTCCACGGCCGGGCAGCCCTTGGACTGCAAGGCGATTTCGTGGATGTTCGGCCAAGCCTCACGAAGCATTTTGAGGTATTTCGGCACCCAGAGCATGCCGTCGCGGCGCACAATCAGTTCGACGTGCGGCAATCCGTCCTCGCGGTAGCCGGCGGCGGCGATATAGGTGGTCTCACGGTCGGCGCTGGTGTCCACGGAAAGCACTACGCGCCCGTCATCGGGGATACGGGACTTCGGGTCGATGCCGCGCTTCCACAGCTTCGTGTTGATGAGATCGGAAG